TCAAAAAGGCACGTATGTTTGTACTTTAGACAATTATCATCAAGATCCAGATGTAATTGACTATGCAACAAGTGAAAATCCAGCCGAACATAAGTCACATAATCTGATTGAACTGCAAAATGGGCAGTTTGCACTCTATCCTAACAACCGAATACGCATCTATGACAACAGTTTAACTCCAAAAGAGCCAAAAACACCAGATTTTAAGGTTTCCACTCGATACTATCAGGTTGAAAATAGTTATGAACGACTTGCAATGGGTAATGAAGATGAATATTTTTGGAAAACCGCACAAGAACGGGATAGCAACCCCGTAAAAAGTTCTGATTTTTAATAATCAGGAGCTAAAAATGGGTCAACCATCAGATCACAACAAAAAAATGATGCATGAAATGTGGGGAACCACTCATTTGATCACGAATTATGACTCAACACATCTTCTTCAAGAGGTGGTGAATGACGATATGTTGAAAAAAACCAAAAAATTTGACTCAGCCAACGAATTACATGAAAAAATTCGTAATGATGAGGATTATGATGACTGGGAATATGGTACTGAACCAAACTACGGTCGTCAAGTGCTCTAAATTGCGACTAAATATAAAGAGGTTAGTCCAATATCGTATCAGTGGCATCCATTTCTAGAGCATTCAGAGACGTTAGTTTGTCATTCAAGCGTCATCCAGTGACGAATGATATTCTGGTGATCAAGAATGAAGATGCCATTAAACGTTCGGTTCAAAATATTGTTCTCACCATCGTCGGGGAGAAGCCTTTTGAGCCACTTTTTGGATCAAACATCAATGCCTCTCTATTTGAATTGAACACTTCTTTGGAAGCCATCGGTATTAAAGAACAAGTTTCGTCTGCAATTCGTAATTTTGAACCAAGAGTTAATAATCTTGATGTAAGTGTGACCATAAGTGCAGACACTAACGACATGTATGTCACGGTTCAATACGATATCATCGGTCTTCCCGTTCCTACTCAGACAGTAGACGTTCTTCTTTTCCCAGCTAGAGTATAATGGCTTTCGGTCAGTACGTTAATTTAGATTTTGATCAAATTAAAACGTCTATCAGAGATTATCTGAGGACGAATTCAAACTTTACTGACTATGATTTTGAAGGTTCGAACCTTTCAATTATCATCGATGCTCTGGCATATAATACTTACATCACCGCCTATAACACAAACATGGCGGCCAATGAAAGTTTTCTCGATTCCGCTACATTAAGAGAAAACATTGTCTCTTTGGCTCGTAACATCGGTTATGTCCCTCGTTCAAGGCGTGCTGCAAGATCAAAAATTTCATTTATTGTAACAGATCAAACCAGTGCGGTTACATTAACACTCAAAGCTGGTCTTGTTTGTAATGGTGTCGCAGAAAATACAAGTTATATTTTCTCTCTACCTGAAGATATTACGGTAAATGTAGTTGATGGCGTCGCTAGATTTAATAATATTGAAATTTATGAGGGTTTATTCATCGCACAGAACTTTACAGTCAATACATCACAGTTTAATCAGAGATATATTCTTCAAAATCCATTTATTGACACATCAACTCTTAAAGTTAAGGTTAAAACTAATCAAAATTCAACCACTTCGGTTTCTTATAAACAGATTGACAACATTATTGGTATCACATCCACGTCTTCAACCTATCTTTTACAAGAAATTGAAGATGAAAGGTATGAAATCTTGTTTGGAGATGGGGTAGTTGGTAAAAAACTGTCAAATAACAACTATATTACCGCAACATATGTCACAACCTCAGGAAAAGATGGAAATGGCGCTGCAGAATTCAGTTTTATCGGTAATTTAGTCAATCAAGATGGTGGTTCGATTAATACTTCGAACGTTTCACTTATCACGACGAATGAATCAGCGCGTGATGGGGATGAAATTGAGTCTATTTCATCAGTTAAGTATTATGCACCTCGTATTTACTCGTCACAATACCGTGCAGTTACAGCATCTGACTATGAAGCAGTTCTCGCATACATTTATTCCGATGTAGAATCCGTTACTGCATACGGTGGTGAAGAGTTGAGCCCTCCAAGATTTGGAAAAGTATTCATTTCAGTAAAACCACGTAATGGAGACTTTCTTTCAGATTTTACAAAAAGAGATTTGGTGCAAAAACTCAGAAGTTACGCAGTTGCGGGTATTGTGCCTGAGTTTATTGATTTAAAATATCTTTATGTGGAATTAACATCATATGCTTATTATAACACAAACTTTAGTGATGATCCAAATAATCTTAAATCACTTATTTCTAGTGCATTAACACAATACTCTCGTTCAATTGATTTGAATAAATTTGGCGGTCGATTTAAATACAGTAAAGCGCAAACTTTAATTGATGGTGTTGATACATCAATTACATCAAACATCACAAGAGTGACAATGAGACGAAATCTTAATGCTGCGGTTGGTAAATTAGCTCAGTATGAACTTTGTTTTGGTAATGAGTTTCATGTTGGTCAATCAAATTATAATGTAGTCTCTACAGGATTTAAAATTGATGGTGTTACAGAAACTGTCTATCTTGCAGACCAAGTGATTGATAAAAATAATGGTCGCATATTTTTCTTCACCTATGTTGATGGAGGAACACCAAATGTTATCAAAAGAAATGCAGGAACTGTTAAATATGACGTTGGTGAAGTTCTTATAGATACTGTAAATATTACTTTTACATCAATTTCTGGAAATGTGGTGGAGGTGCAAGCTATTCCACACTCTAATGATGTTGTGGGTCTTCGTGATTTATATGTGAAACTTGATATGACTAATACGAATATTTTTATGATTCAAGATATTATTTCCTCTGGTGAAAATACATCTGGTTCTATATTCACTAGAGAATCAAGTTATAATGTGCCGACCTTCATAAGAAAATCATCTTCACCAATCACATCATCTTCAATCGTGCCTGTGACCTCCTCTATTTCATCATTAAGAGGAGTCACAAACACTACAACTCAAACTAGTTCTGGTCAATCTACTAGTTCTGGACAATCTAGTTCTGGTTACTAATACTAAAATCGGAAAATATAAATGATAGATACCTCCCTTCAAAGAGTCAAAATTAGTCAGGTAATTGAAAATCAATTACCAGAGTTTGTTCAGTCTGAGAATCCACTTTTTGTGGAGTTCATGAAGCAATACTATGTTTCACAAGAATATCAGGGTGGTGTCGTTGACATTGGAGAGAATATTGATCAATACACAAAATTACAAACATATGTTGGATCTGCAGTAACTGTATTCACCGGTCTGTCCACAGACATACAATCATATTCAACAACAATTTTTGTCGATACAACCCGAGGGTGGCCCGAGAAGTATGGTCTTTTAAAAATTGATAATGAGATTATTACTTACACTGGTATTGGAACGACCTCATTCACTGGTTGTATTCGTGGATTTAGTGGTGTTGACGCTTTAAGTAGAAATACGAGACCAGACTTATTATCATTTAGTTCCTCTGTTGGAGCTGCACACACTGGTGGAACAAAAGTTTTTAATCTTTCAAATTTATTCTTACAAGAATTTTTTGATAAACTCAAGTCAAGTTTTGCGAACGGATTTCAAAACAGAACATTATTTGGTGATGTAAACCAGGTTCAATTTATTCGTCAGGTCAAAGATTTTTTTAAAACAAAAGGCACTGAAGAATCTTACAAGATTTTATTTAGAGTTTTATATGGTCAAGAAGTTAATATTATTAAACCATCACAATTTTTATTCAGACCATCTGATGCGGACTATAGTGTAACACAAGATTTTGTTGTAAAAGCAATAACTGGTGATCCAAGAGCATTAAAAGGATCAACACTATTTCAAGATAAAGATACAAATGACACTACCATCATCGGTGCATCTGGTGCTATTTCTGACGTAAAAGATTTTATTTACGGAGGAGAGCATTATTATCAAATTAGCCTATCTAGAGACTCTATTGAAGGCACCTTTAAAACCCCCGGTAGAACTAGATTAATTAATAACGTATCCGTTGGTGCCACAATAATCACGGTAGATTCAACTGTTGGATTCCCTACGAGTGGAGTTTTACACCTCATTAAAAATTCTGTAATTGGTGTAACGACTTATTCAGGTAAAAATTTAAATCAATTTACTGGCATTTCATCTATTCCTAAAACATATGAGGTGTCATCAGAAGTAAGATATGGAAATGTTGCGTATGGATATACATCCGCAAATACAAGTAAAAAAATTGAAGTTCTAATCACTGGTGTGTTATCAGATCTCAAATATCCGATTAAAACTCTCTATCTTGAAAAAGGCGATACAATTCTTGTAGGTGATCAAGGAATTAGAAAAAGCTCTAATGATGTTAAATTTAATTCTTGGATTCATAATGTTGTTGTCACTTATAGTCCGACTATATTCCAAAAAACGTCAACAATTGGTGTTTATAATGTTACCACTAGTTCTTCTCATGATTTCTTAGAACAGGATTTTATAGAAGTTTTAGATGGTTTTAAAAATATTCTCGGAACTGGTAGAGTTAGTAGTGTAATTAGTAGTTCTAGTTTTGTTCTAAGTGATCTTCCCAATATTGATCCCCTTGATGTTGAATTTATTAGAAGAAAGATTAACAGAGGTAATAGCGTTGTTCATCCCAATATTACAAAATATATCACTGATGTTCAAAATACCTATGACCATGGAAGTGATGAACCAGACATTCATCCACCACACCCCCATGTTTATGCAGCGTCCCCATCAATTCCAAGTTTAGGTCAGGAGCCTATCTCCGCATCTGATCGTTCTATTTCTTGGAGTGGAACCACAGTAGGAGAGACTATTCAGATTACAACGGGTGCTAAAGATCACGGATTCTTCTCTGGAGAGGTCGTAACTTTTGATATCATTAGTGGGACACTTGGGAGTCTAATCGATAATAAAAATTATTTTGTAACTAGATTAAACTCTAACGAAATAAAATTATCAAACTCTCTTCCTGATCTAGTAAATAATAACTTTGTTGATGCCACTGGAAATGGTGTATTTAAAATCTCGGTTCCTGATTTGTTTAATAAATCTTTAGAACACCAGAAACTATTTAAAAGAATTTCTATAAATCCCACATTTGATGGTCAAGAACGGGAAACAATTTCTGGCACCACTGGTATTTTAATTAATGGCACAGAAATTACAAATTATAAATCTGGTGATGTAATTTTCTTTGGTGGTATTAAATCAATTGATGTTCTGGGGGGCGGTTCTGGATACGATGTTGTAAATCCTCCTGCAGTAAAAATACAGAGCACAGTTGGAACTGGAGCCACTGCTACCTGTAATGTTAAAGGATCATTTCAAAGAATTGATATCATTGATCCTGGTTTTGATTATGTTGATACACCAGTTGTAGAAATATCAGGTGGAAATGGTAGAAATGCTGTTGCGAGAGTTGTATTAAAACAAATTGATCATTTTATTGATTTTGATGCATCATCTTCTGGTGGAAGAATTAATATTGCAAATAATACAATTGGTTTTACCACTTTTCATAAATTTAGAGATGGTGAACCTGTAATATATAAGGCATTTTCTAACACTGGATCGATTGGTATTGCTAGCACAACTGGGGTCACTGGTATTCAAACTAGTCCAGATCAAACTCTTATTAATAATGAAGTCTATCATGTTGCTAAAGTTGATGCATCAACAATTCAACTAGCAAATGATAGAAATAGTGCTTTAACTAAATCCAACTTAATTAATATCACCGCATTTGCTGATGGTGTTCAAAGATTTGAAAGTTTAGAAAAGAAAAAAGTTATTGGTAATATTATCATAGAAAATCCAGGAGAGGGATATGAAAACAAGAGGAGATTAATTCCCTCTATTGGTATTAATACATATTCTGATTTTATTGAATATAAGGATCATGGTTTTGGTGATGGAGAACTTGTAAGATATACAAACAATGGTGTTCCGATTGGTGGTCTCAACACAACACAAGATTATTATGTGTTGAAAGTTGATGACAATCGATTTAGATTAACCGCAGCTGGCATTGGAACAACTTTATCAAATGCAAATTATTTGACACAACAATATGTTGGTTTGACCTCACTCGGATCAGGAAATCATATCTTTAATTATCCTCCAATTACGGTAACCATTGTTGGAAATATTGGTATTAATACTGCATCTCCAGAAAATTATCATGCAGTTGTTAATCCAATCATAAGAGGCTCAATCACCTCGATTAATGTTGAAGAATCTGGAATTGGTTATGGATCATCCACAATTTTTAACTTTGGAATTCCACCCAACGTAACAGTCTCTGCAGGATCCTCATCAGAATATAAAGCAATTGTGTCTAATGGAAAAATACAATCTGTGATCATCACGAGACCAGGAGTGGAATATATTTCTGCACCAGATCTTACAGTGTTTGGAGATGGTGTGGGTGCTAAACTTGTATCATCAATTAGTAATGGACAGGTTACACAGATTAAGGTCATTAATGGTGGTGTAGGTTACACAACTTCTAAAGTTGTTGTATCTGAAAATATTCCTGGTTTTGGTGTCAAATTTTTAACCAAAATTAGAAGTTGGGAAATTAATAACGTGAAACGTTATGAAAATATTCTCACCAGTGACGATGGATTCTTAGTTCGTGGTGACAATGACAATGGAATTAAATTTACTTCTTTTTATGTTCCTAGAAATTTAAGAAGATATTTAAAACAGAGAAATAGTGATGGAACTCTCGATTATGCACAAAATGATCTAACTCTTGTTAATAATACAGAGCAATCATCTGCAAAACACTCTCCGATCATTGGTTGGGCATATGATGGTAATCCAATCTATGGCCCATATGGTTATGATAAAAAAGACGGTGGTGCAACCCGTGCAATGAGATCTGGGTATTCTCTTAAAAATACCAGAGATAATGGCCCTCCGATTAATCTATTTCCACTTGGTTTCTTCGTTGAAGATCATGAATATATTGGAAACGGAGATCTTGATAGAAACAATGGTCGTTTTTGTATCACTCCAGATTATCCAACTGGGACATATGCATACTTCGCAACAATTAATCCGACATCAAATGAAACGAGTGGAGTCTTTAAAAATTTCCGTGCCCCAGTGTTCCCATATTTAATTGGTGAAAAGTTTACTGCAAAACCAGATGAATATAACTTTATAGAAATAAACAATCAAGATGTAAATTTGAATACACTTGAATCGGAACATCATTCACAATTAAGAAGAAACACATATCCATACAAATTAGGTTTTGCTGGAGCGAGTTATGATGGTATCTATTCTAGTAAAGATCTTGTCAAACAAGAATCTGTTGTCGATTATGCATCTCCAGGCGATATTAGAAATTATAAAATTGAAAACGCAGGATCTGAATATAAGGTTAATGAAAAATTAATTATTAGACAAAATGATAGTGGAACTGGTTTTGATGCAAAAATATCTAGCGTTATCGGTAAAAGCGTCGTATCTGTGGCCTCGACCATTGTTAGAGTTGATAACATTGTATTTGAATATAATAATTTCAATGGTAATGCAACCGGTTTTTCAACTCAGCCTCATGGATTAGCTGTTGGTGACGTTATCACTGTTTCTGGGCTTTCGACGGATGCACTAAAAAGATTAGATGGAAGACATAGAATTGGCTTTAATACATCATTCTTAGTTTTGACCACAGGAATTGGAACAACTGGGATCACTGGTATTGTAACTAGTATTTCTGTCGCTGGAAATTTAAGCAGAGTCAACGTTGAAGCTGATGATATTATTGGTATTTCAACGGAGCAAATGCTCGTTCTAAACGTTGATACTTTAAACAATAAGTTAAGAGTAAAAAGACAATATGATGGAGTTGTTGGAACAGCTCACTCAGGAACTTCTTTAATTACAGTTCTTAATCGTGTAATTCAATTTCCAATAGGAATTAACACTAATTTTGTAACGAATAGAAACGTCTCATATTATTTTAATCCATCTGAAACTTTAGCACTTGGTTCAACTGCCGGAGTAGGTATTGGATCTACAATTCAATATTCTTTTAAAGTTGTTGGTGGAGGATCAACTACTAGATTTATCCCAACACAGACAGCATATCTACCAGATCACGGATTTAAAACTGGTCAAAAGCTTCTTTATCAAAATGGAGATCAAACTTCTATTTTAGTTTATAATGGCATCTCTACATTTTCTCTTCCAAATAATTCCTTTGTTTTTGCAATTAATGATGGAAAGGATTTCATAGGAATTTCAACTAATCCTCTTGGAATTGGTTCAACTGGTGCTGTAACTGGCATTGGTTCAACTGCTTATAGGTTATTCTTCTCTGGGCACGGAGTTGGTTCTGTTCATAGTTTTAAACCACAAAAAGAGGAAGTAACTGGTTTTGTTGAAAAAATTGTTGGCACAGTTGTATGTAAAGAGCCTCATGGTCTGTTACAGAATGATCGTGTTCAGATTTCTGTGACACCAGGTATTAACACCACATATTATGTGCGGTACAATGATATTTCAAAAAGAACAATTATTAATCCTAAAACATTCGGATCATCTGGAATTAATACTGCAACAAATTTAATTACAATTAATAATCATAGATATGAAACTGGAGATAAACTTGTCTATAATTCTAGCAACCCAGCAATTCCCCTTGTAAATGATCAAAATTACTTTGTGATTAGAAATGATAAAAATTCTTTTAGATTAGCTGAAACTTATCACAAAGCGACTAAATCAATTCCAGACGTTATTGGTATTAGCTCTGCTGGATCGAATCATGAGGTGGGTTTAATTAATCCACGAATTAATTTGGTAAGAGGATATAGAGTTGGATTTGCTGTATCAGATCTGTCTCTTGGTCAAACACTATTTGGAAACAGACAACAAATTTTTGATTTTAATTTATATAGAGATCAAACATTCGTAAAACCATATTATTCAAATCCAGAGGAATCTGGATTTAAGGTGGTTGGTTTAGGAACGGTTGGAGTCACGACCACGGCTAAAGTTGAAATTCTTATTACTAATAAGACCCCTCAAGAACTTTTCTACAAGTTAACTCCTATCAATCTTGACATCATTCAAGATTCTAAGAAAAATCCGGTAATTGACACTGATGTGATCACTCATAATAAATTAAACATTCTTGATAGTGCTTATAATGGAACATTTAATGTAACTGGTATTGGAAGCACAACATTTACAGTTAATCTTTTAACAGAGCCTGAAAAAGATTCATACACAATTAATGAAGCGACCACATTAAAATATTCTACAATTGCAACTCAAGTCTCTGGCCCTATCGATAAGGTGCAGATCGTATCAAAAGGAAAGGGTTATAGTCAACTCCCCGTGGTAACATCAATCGCCTCAACTAGTGGTGTTGGTGGAGTGATAAATCTTGTCAGTGATAATATTGGTATTTTTAGAAATTATACAGTTAAAAATATTGGTTTTGATTATTCCTCCGATAGCACTCTTAGACCAACAGTTAAATTTCCACAAATTATTACTCTAAACAGACTCGCTAGTATTTCAAATATTGGTATCACTTCTGGTGGTAAAAACTATGTTCAACCTCCAAACATAACTGTTATTGATAGAGTTACTGGCATCGTAAAAACTGAGGTTATTACTGAAACAGAGATTCAAGGCACTTCATTATCTAAAGTTAATCTGATTAGAAACACCAGCACTCTATATGATACCAATCCGTTAGTTGTTACGACAAATAATACCAATGGTATAAAAATTAATAATCTTGCATTTAATACCTCTACAAAACGAGTAACATTGACTCTTGATAGTGGAACGATCGGATTCACGACTAATACTTATCCATTTATTCTTGGTAGAAAGATTTTTGTAGAAAATATTGGTATTGGCTCCACAGGAAGTGGGTATAATTCATCAGATTATGGATACACATTTTTTACGGTCACTGGTGTTAATACTAATATTGGTGGTGGAAATGCAACTGTATCTTATGACTTAGACTCTTCGGTTGTCAATGCCGGTATTTTCAGTGGTGGAGCCTCCTCAGGTAGAGTTATTCCTTTTGAAGACTTACCTGTATTTAATACCACTGTAACTCCAAATAATTTCAGCGAAGGTGAAATTATAAGCACAGGTAATAAATTTGGAACCGTGGTATCTTGGAACGAGTTAAATAAACAACTCAAAGTTATTTCAGATGATATATTTTTAATCGGTGAGTCAATTAATGGAACGTCCTCTAAAACAACTGCGATAATTGAGGGTGTAATTAGTTTTGAATCTAGTTTTACAGTTGATTCAAATTCACAAGTAAAAAATGGATGGCAGAAAGATACAGGTAAACCGAGTGAATCATTACAAAAAATTCCAGATAATGATTATTATCAAATATTTTCTTACTCATTAGAGAGTCCAATTGAATATGCAAAGTGGAGAGATCCAGTTAATAGTCTTGGACATGTCGTTGGGTTTAAAAATTTTTCAGATCATCAAGTTGTTTCCATTGCATCAACAGACGCTAAAAATAGATCTAATGCAAAAGTTGGAGTGGGATCTGATGTGTTGTCCTCTATTGTAGATCTTATAAGTGAACAAGAATCAGTTCATAATAAATATGACTTCGATCTAGTATCAGAAAATTCACTTAGAATTGGAAATATTCTTGCATCTGATGAAATTCGTTTTGATGGAAGAATTCTTACCGATTATATTGAATCTAAAACAAATAGAGCTATCTCTATTGATAGTGTTAGTTCTCAGTTTAACGATTTACCCAGATCAACTGCTTTTTCAGATATTGCCTCTTTTGATATCACTGATGTAAGAAGTGTTAAATTCTATGTTCTTGTCTTCGATAGAAGATTTACGAACGAAAAAGAAATTATTCAAATCAATTTGATTCACGATGGTTCAACTGGATTTATCATGCCTTTTGGTAGAGTTGAAACTGAAATCGATCTGGGAACTTTTGATTTTAGTATTTCTGGTTCTACTGGATTGCTTAGATTTGCTCCAGCAAAATTTACAGCAAATAATTATGCCTTAAGAATCCTTTCTCAACAAACATTCATTAATTCTAAGAGTGGTATTGGATCCACAAGTATAGGAACTGGTTATGAGATTATTTCATCATCGAGTGGCATTGGGTCAACAACTTCACCAGCTCCGTTCCAAGTTGTAGGATTTAGCACATCAACATTTACTACAACCAAATTGTTTATTGAAACAACAGAAACCACAGGAGATCAAAGACATCAAATTAATGAACTTGTTGTCCTTCAAGATGGCACTGAGGCTTACCTACTCGATTATGCTCAGATGATAACCGAGAATACCTCGATCACCAACTCTCCATCGGTTGGACTTGGAACTTTTGGTGCTGATGTAAGATCAGGCATCACTAGTGTTTATTTTACACCACTCTCTGGTGTTGGTGTGACGATGAGAATACACCAAACTTCGATTGATTCTTCCGCGACTGGCATTGGAAGCACAACAATTGCTTTATCAAGAATCTTAACTACGACTACATCTATTGGTTCTACAACTGCACCACAAGCGACTCGCATTAGTGGATTCTCCTCTAATACTTTTCAAGCTGCAGATTGTTTAATTGAAATTCATGATACGACCAACAATCGATATGAAGTTACACAGGTGACCATGATTCATGACGGGACAAATATATATTTTAATGAATATGCAAGTTTTAATAATTTTAACGGTGTTGGAATTGGAACAATTGGTGTCGGTTATTCTGCTACTGGGCCAGACGTAGAATTAAGATTGACTCCACCAGTTAACACTGCAGTTACAACCAAAATATTTCAATATAACCTTACAGAGACTGGTGGAGCCGCAAGTGGCATTACAAGTTTCGCAAATTCAAAACTTGTTTCTGAAGATAGTTCTTACACTGGCACAGAAAATGATATCGCATTCTCATTTAATCTAAAACATAAGGGTGATGCAGTTTTCCATAAAATATTTGATGCTTCAAGCGCTAGTGTAGTTAACCCTATAAACAATGAATTTATTATTAACAATCACTTTTTTACCACCGGTGAAGAATTAACCTACACCCCAACTGGTACTGGAACAACAATGAGTGTGGGCATTGGAACAACTTCGATCGTTGGGTTTGGCACCACAGATAAACTCCCTTCCACAGTTTATGCAGTTAAAATTGCAGAGAATAAATTTAGAGTTGCGACAAGCGCTACTAACGCACTTCTAACTGTTCCCATCATTCTTGATATCACTTCTGTTGGTGTGGGCACAACTCACTCATTTACATCAAGAAATCTAAACTCTAAAATGTTGGTGACACTTGACAACAACATTCAGAGTCCACTTATTCAATCACCAATTAATACTGGACTCTCAACTAGTGTTACAACTGGAACTGACTTTATTACAATGGCAGGTATCTCCTCGTTCTTCTCTGGAGATATTATTGAAATTAATGATGAGTTCATGAAAATTGACACGATTGGAATCGGTGGCACAAATATTGTTCTTGTAAAGAGAGCTCAACTTAATTCTACTCTTGCAAATCATGGGATTGGATCTACAATTACAAAGTATGTTGGTAATTATCAAATTGTTAAAGACACTATCAACTTTACTGATCCACCTAAGGGATCAAAAGGACCGACTGGTTTGACCACAACATCTACTTTTACAGCTAGAGCGTTTGCTAGAACTGGTATTCCAAACGGTAATCAAGATACTTATAAAAATAATCATGTTTTTGACACCATTGAAAATCAATTTACAGGTATTGCATCTTCATTTATTCTTAAGTCTGAGGGTCAAAACGTAACTGGATTTGCAACCAATAGTGGCATTATTCTTGTTAATGAAATTTTTCAAAATCCGGATTCTCCAGATGATTATATTATTACTGAAACTGCGGGTATTTCTTCAATTCGTTTCACTGGAGCTGGTGTATCTGTAAGTTATGATGTGAATGTTTCTTCTATTCCCAGAGGTGGAATTATTGTATCTGTTGCGGAGACAAATTCATTTGGTTATCAACCTCTAGTCTCTGCAGGAGGCACTGCGATCGTATCAACTGCTGGAACCATCTCTTCTGTCTCAATTGGTAATAGTGGTTCTGGTTATAGAGTTGGTGTTCAAACTAATATTCTTGTTAAAGCAATTACAAGTTCTGGAATCGTCACCATTGGTCGTGCAAATGTGACCGCAGGCATCGTGACCTCAGTGACAATCACCAATCCTGGTTCTGGATTTACTTCCACAAATCCACCAACATTAGTATTTGAAAATCCATTAAATTATGAAAACATTAAATTAGTTGGTAGCCCAACTGGTGTCGGTGCCTCTGTCTCTGTTATTGTTGGACTTGCAAAGAGTGTAATCAGTTTTAACATCACAAACTATGGTCGTAATTTTAAGATCGGAGACGTGTTATCAGTCGAAACTGGTGGTCAAGCTGGTGTGCCAACTGATGCATCAGTTGGAGCTGCATTCACTTCATTCAGATTAACGGTTACTGAAACTTTTAATGATAGTTTCTCAGGTTGGACATTTGGTGAACTTGAAAAACTAAACACATTTGAAGATTTATTTGATGGTGTAAGAAAAATATTTAATCTTACTAAGACAGTTGGTGCCACAGCCACACCAATTACACTCAGATCTGCAAAAGGGTCTCCAATTAAAATTGAAGATAACATGTTGATATTTGTTAATGATATTCTTCAGATCCCAACAGAAAGTTATCAATTAATTGGTGGATCACAGATTACTTTCTCTGAAGCCCCTAAATCTGGAGATAAAGTAAGAATTTATTTCTATCGTGGATCTAATAATGATGTTATTGATGTTGATGTTCTTGAAACAGTTAAACCAGGTGATAAACTCACAATTAACTCATATCCAGAACTTGGATTAACTGATGGTTATCAGGAATTACCTAGAACGATTTCAGGTATTACAACCACTGATACAGTAACAACCAGCACTTATGTTGATATTGGAATTACAACAGATAGAACTCTTTTAAGACCGGTCACTTGGAAAAAACAAGTATCTGATTTAATTATTGGAAATTTTGATGTTACTAAAGATAGAATAGAATTAGAAGCCGGAATTAGACCGACATCATTTATTATTAATAGTGTTGGCGCCGCTTCGACAGAAATATTTGTTGATACCGCAGTTCCCTTATTTAACGAAATCGATGATACAACTGAAGTTAAACAGTCTGTTTTGATTCTAGATCAAACCACAAAAACTGGAGTTGCTGCAACCGCATTAGTATCTGCCGCAGGAACAATCTCAAGTATTATTATTTCTGGTGGTGGAGCAGGGTTCACCACAACTCCTTTAGTTTCAATTGGTGTCACTGCTGGTATTGGAACCATACATGCAGGTGTAGGTATTACGATGAATACTAATGCGACTGGTGTTGCAGTAATTTCTGGGCTCGGAACAGTTTCCTCTGTGACCATCATTAATGCTGGTGCAGGATACACTAACACAAATCCACCAATTGTCATGATTGAACCAGAAGCTCAAACTGATGAAACTTTAACCAGCATCAAGTATGAAGGAGACTCTGGCATCATCACAGGAATTGGCACAACTTCAGTGGTTGGTATTGCAACAACAGGTTTAACTTTTGATCTGTTTATCCCCTTGGACTCTCCACTGAGAAGTTCCTCCACGATGACCGCTCCAATTACTTCGAGCGGAATTAAGACAGATTATTATTTTACTGTGTTTGATTCAAATGTTGGTTCAGGATTAACATCCTACGCCACCGCCACTGGAATTACAACAGTTGGCATAGGAACCTCATTTATTGATAATATTTACAGAGTAAGAAGTGTTCAAACCGTAACAGGAGATGCAGTTGGAGTTGGTTCTACAACACTTATTAGAGTTACTGTTAGTGTAAGTTCCACAGCCGGAGTTAGCATTGGATCTAGCACGTTTTTTGGAAGATATTCCTGGGGGCGCCTCCACGATTTTGTCAAAGAGGGAACGGGATCTTTTACTGTTATTAACACTGATGGTGTGACTGGTATTCTAACTGGGCCAGTCATTATTAGAACTAGAGATCTCAAAGAGGTCTACATCTAAACATAAATAAAACAAAAAGTATTTCAAATGTCAGCAATTATAACTGATCAACTTCGTATTGTTAATTCTGATAATTTTGTAGCTGGTGTCGCTTCGACTTCCAATAGTTATTACTTGTTCATCGGACTGCCAAACGCTACAGAATTTCAAAGTGACTGGAATGAAAATTCTCCAGCACCTAAGGACTCTTTTAGTGAGGAGAATGATTATTGGGATACAATGATTGCATTAAAAAGAATTAATGCGGCTGATATTTCCAGAGTGGTAAGGAAGATTACATGGACTTCTGGCACAACGTATGAGATGTATCGACATGATTATTCTCGATCTAATCTTTCTCCACAAACAAGTTCAACAAACTTATATGACACTAATTTTTATGTAATGAACTCTGATTATAGAGTTTATATTTGTCTTCAAAATGGAACAAATCCAGAAAACGTAAGTGGAAGACCATCTTTAGATGAGCCTTTGTTTACAGATTTAGAACCAAGATCTGCAGGGGGTTCTGGTGATGGTTATATTTGGAAATATTTGTTTACTATCAAACCAAATGATCTTGTAAAATTTGACTCAACAAGTTTTATTCCTGTACCTCAAGATTGGACAACAAACACCGATGTTGCAGCCGTAAGAAACAATGCCTCTACTAGTGGACAACTCAAAATAGTTACCATTAAAAACAGAGGGGTTGGTTATGGAACTGCAACAACATACAACAACGTGCCCATTAAAGGAGATGGTGATGGTGGAAAATGTTCGGTTGTTGTGAATGCTGCGGGTAAAATTGATTCTGTAGAGGTTACTAGTGGTGGATCAAATTATACGTTTGGAACAGTTATTCTTGATGATGTTGGATTAACAAACGCATCTGGTTCAACCGACGCAGCATTTAATGTTATTATCCCTCCTCAAGATGGTCATGGTGCGAACATTTACAGAGAGTTAGGCGCATATAAGGTTTTAATTTATTCTCGTTTAGAAAATGATGTAACGAATCCAGATTTTATCACTGGTAATCAATTTGCGAGAATTGGTATTGTTAAAAATCCCTATGCATACGGATCAAGTAGTAAATTAACTCTTTCTAGAGCCAGCGCTACATATGCATTAAGATTAACTGGTGCTGGTGTGACTCAAACAACATTCACTGCAGATGCTGATGTTACTCAAACAATTGGCATTGGATCTACTGCAATTGGAAGAGTTATAAGTTGGGACTCAACAACTGGTGTTCTTAAA